CAGAACTATATAATTGAATCCTGAATATATCACCCGCTTGTAACTCAACGGTAACACAGTCAAATGTTGGCTCAGTGGTTGACTCAATCTTTATCACACCATATTGAACATCAGTCCAAACTCCTGAACGCTTATAGCTAAATAATGATCCTATTGAACCCGAAGTCTTCTTGCCTATAACTCCTAATGTGTAGAAACCTGCGAATGGTACTGCGGGACTAATGAACTCCAATACACCACTTGTTGCGGTTACTAAATGTACATACCTTCCGTATGGTCCACCTGCGGGATAAGTTATAGTGTATCCGTATGTTAAGGCGGGGTCAATAGCCGATATTAGATTGCCGTTGTATAGTAGGTTAGCTCCCGTTACAGCACTACGTGATCCTACTACAGGACTTGATACCGATCTAGAGTCGCTATATGATGCATTCTTAAGTGTTGAGTATGAAGAGAAGTTGCAATTAGCACTAGTTCCCGTTGGGTCGCTAGCAAATGGATGAATGAATATACCTTTGTTAATTATCTTAACATTCTTCAAATCCATTGGCAATCCAAATCCTCTATCAATATATGACGCTCCGCTAAATATTAATGTAACATCATTTACCGTTGATGCCACTGATAGTATCGGGTCTGATATTGATGTGTAGAAGTCGCAGTTGTTGAACTCAACTCCTTGAGCGTTAGCTGTTCCGCTTAACTGAATTGGTATAGCAACACCTGAGTTTGATCTGTAACCAAACTTACAATTAGAGAATAAGTTCATATTGAACTCAGACTTATAACTCATTGATCCCGTATTGATTCTTAGTACATCAATTAAGCAGGTGTCAAAGTGATTGTTATATGCCTGATCTGCAATTGTTTCGGGATATGTATTAGTGCTACCCGATCTTAATATGTATTGATTAAATGATGTGAATTGAGACTCCCATACTCCTAATAACGAAACCAATCCATCGACCTGAAAGTTGTCAATTATAAGACGCTTACATGCGCTAATAAATAACGTATCGGTTGTGATAGCATTTGATGTAATGATGCGAGCACCGTTACCGTGAATTGTTAGACCACTTACTGACGGGTTATCTCCTCCCGAGTTCCCCGACATCACATTCTTATTGTATATTGTTAATGTGCCAACAACATTATATGCCTTACCCTCAAGATCAAGTACTCCTCTTTCAATGTACGCAAAGAACTTATTTAACGCAACTAAGTCATTAGTGACCGCATCGCCCACTGCACCAAAGAAACGCGGCAGAAGTACATCATACAAACGCTTATATCGAAGATTGTTGGTAGTGACTAATATCATGTCACCGTCATCTGCCGATATTAAATCGGTATTGTCGTACTTAAATATTCCATACCTATATGCATCGGTAATGTAGACATAGTTAAATGCTACACTATTATAAGCTCTGAGTTGCGCTATTGTCTTGTAGGTGTTGACTAAGTTAAGTACATCGACCGATCCTATGCCATTGGCAGGGGATGATGTGAACACGGGGTCAACCTCAACTTGAATAGCGGAGTCTGCTTTATCTAAGGATGAGTTTACTGATGCATCTAACTTTGACTCATCAATTGAGCCATTATTAATTGATGCAGAGATTGTTGTGGTTTGATTGAATGATATCTCGGGGCTATTTACTAGCGGAAGATTTGATACAATGTTCTTAATTGTTGAACTTGAAGTAAGTCTCTCTATACTCCTCATAATATACTTTAGTATATCGTCAACATCCTTGAATGACTTACTATTTATTCTCATTTGTCTGATTTAATTCGTGATCTTATCGCGTCAATAGTCCACTCAACGGTCTTTAGTCCACTGAAACCAACAATAAATGCCGCGCCATACTGCGATCCGTTGGTATTCAAATGAAATACATCAATGAATAGCGGGGTGATGTATGCAGCGGTAGCACCTCCCGATAAGATGGTGAAGATGCGTTGTGATATTGTTAAATTTCTTTCCTTACTCAGGGCAGCGAATGCTCCGAATAGACCTGCTATAGCATAACCAATTGAGAATCCATAATCTAGGAGAGTTTCTGATACGTTTTTGTACGGCATAATCTGAATATTACAATTACAAATATAATGGCTGCTGCTATATACTCATTAATATCAAATGATGTTGGGTCAAAAAATATCTCATCCGCTAAATTACTAAATGCTATAACAACAAAAGCCAAACTAAATATACTGAACGGTTTAATTGCTGAGATATGAATGGCTAAGATAAGAAATAAAATCGTTAGTGCCGTGCCTATCTCATATATCCTAGGACACTCAATGATCCACCATAGTTGATATGTAAGAAGCCACACAATACCTGCGGCAGCGGCTAGTAGTTCAGATGATTTAGCGAGTCTTATAAGTTGTGTCATTTCTTCTTATTGGTTTTCTTAGGTAACTTTTTTGGTGGTCTCGGACCAACTCCCGTTTCTTTCTTAGGTATGTGTTTCATTTTATATTGTGTTGATTATAGCGTACTGTTCTAAGGTTTCAAATTTTGCATACTTTAATGTCAACTCTTCCATCTCTTATACTTTAATAAGTCTTAATGATACACCCGTTAGTCTATTTCCAAAGGCTGTTATTGTTGATGCTTCGCTTACATTCGATAATGTCATAGTTGTAAAGTAAGTCCCGTCTGTTGTGGATGTTCCAAGTATAGTACCTCCCGTTAAGTTTGTTGGTGCGCCTAAATTACTACGATAACCACTTCCTAAAGCAGTAAAACCACTACTATTATCAGCCCCCGTGTTAGGAGTAGCCCAATAGCTTGTTCCTGACATCTTTAGCTTGCCACCCGAAACAAGATTACCGCCTAAATATGTCTGAAGCGTTGTTATTTGCGCTGAAGTCGGCACTCTCCAACCAAAACTTGCAGAAGCAAAGTCTAAGTCAAGTAATGATACTCCGTAATAATTATAAAGTTTACCGTAAGTCGCACCGTTATCCGCAGAGTTATTATAATAGCACCACATCCCCGCTTCTTTACAGGCAGCGTAATGTTTAGTTGCTGCGTCCCCTGCCGTTGCAGCATAGACTGCATCGTATATCTCGGTTGCGTTTGACCATCCGAGTTCTTGACAACTTATATTATCAATTGACCCATTGAAAAATGTAGCACTTGAAGTAAACACACCAAATAATGTACTCGTGGCTTTTAAAACAAATGTTTTAACTCCATTTGATGTCATTGCCGTTGCCGTAAAACCTGCAAAAGTAACAGCCCCTGTTGTTAAATCTAAAATTTCAACAGAGACTTTATACCATTTACCAACTGTCAATAGTCCTGATTTATATAAAGATTTCCCACCTGACGTTCCATCGAAAGTAGCTTTATTACTCCCAATAGACCACCCCGCCTCCTTAGTCCAATACCCTGTATCACTTGAAAAATCCCTATCAGCAGCATTCGTTATCTTCTCCACAGCCGCAGCTGCTTGCATCTCAGGTATAACATTCCCCATAGGAGTACAAACCGCTTCAAAATTACGTGTAGCCCATTCTTGAGTACCTATTACTACGGATTCAATTTCAGGATATAATGTTCTTAAAAATGTAGCCTCTGACAGTACTTGTGCGGCTGTCATTGCACCTGATTGTATGCGGTAATTGTATATATTTCCCTTGAAACAATTAGTAACTGAAGGGGCATTAGTGCTGACCATTAATGTATCTAATTCAATATCTGAGGCGAGGGTAAGTGATTCTACAAAAGTCCCGTTTTTATATATTTTAATCGTTCCATTTCCCTCTGCTGTCAGCGTTAAAATAGTGGATTTTCCAATTATATTATAAAATGAATTTGAAGAATTTATGGCATTATTAGATTGATTTCTAAATGATAATAAACCTGCTGACCCGATTACCGAGTTCAAGTATAATAACGTTCCTGATGCGGTAGATCGACTTCCTAAAACACGCTGAGAAACAGTAGATTCATTATGCCAATTTGTTCTAAGCATAATACTTAGACTCCAAGATTGACCCGCTGTGAATGATATAGGTGTATGAATAAAATACCTTAGTTCACCACTTTGATTATTTGCAGCCACCTTGCTATTTGGGGCAATACCACCAACTAAACGAGGTTGAGCGGTTGCGGTTGCAGAGCCGTCTAGGTTATTTAGACTTGGTGATAGGTCGAATGCCGTTCTTATGTACTTAAGTACTCCATCGGTTCTTTGAACTAGACCCGTGTTGGCATCATAGATTAGTTGTGAGGATGTTAATAGGTTCTGCTGCTGAAGGAATTGGTATATTGATAGTATTGTAGGTTCGCTTAATGTCGTACCTCCGCCCGCTGTTACACGGGCATTGTAGTTACTTAAGTTTAAATCTCCCGCAGAGCCTTGCCCTACAGCATTCCCAATCATTATACCTATACTCATCCTACCAAAAAGCTATCATATTAGTTGCCGTTGTGGTGGCAGAATATACCTTAACGATGTTAATAGGTAAGAATGAACCGTTAGGTACATTAACCAATGTTGCATCACTACCACCCGCAGTACGTACCTTAACTATTCCTCCTACGCCAACATATAATACACAACCCGCGTTAGGGTTTTCGGTTTGGTAGATCACATATGCCTCGCCCGACACAAAAATATCGGCAGAGATTGAGAGCGCGATCTCTGAGTCTAATGCAGTAATTGTTGCAATAGTGTTGTCCGTGGTATTGTAGACAACATCACCGATCTTTACCCCTGAGGTAAGGAATAGCCCTGCCGAGTTTCTGAGTTTACTAGCGGTTGTCGCGTTAGCGGTTCCCGATGTGGCAACATTTGGATTAGGGATATTAATGGTATCGCTCTTAATCACATCAATGCTTTTAGCTACCTGTAGTTTTTGGTATGTCATGATATTTCTATTGTTGGGTATTCGTTTAACTTCTCTTTACGTTTATTACATCCGCAATCTTTAATGCCAATAGCCTTGGTCACTACCTCAGTAGCTTTCTTAATTCCCGTTGCTGAAGTAATCTTCTCAACGGTATCACCAAGACCTCTGCTCTTGACTCTTATCTTCATTAAGCCACATTATTTACTACTGCTACTCCCGTTGACTCAGTTACCGCTGTTCCTTCTTCCGTTGGTACTCCTGTTCCGTCTATTGTAATATTTAATACATCACCGGGTGTCATAGTTTCAGTCATATTAATTTCAAATGTATTGAACGGTGTTGCTCCTAAATTTATTGTATCAAACTCAGCGGTTCCCCCACCATCTTTATTCACTTTAACATTAGTAGGAGTAGCAACATTACCCATTGGTCTATTAAATGTGCAAATAATCTTCGTCCCTTCAACATTAGTCTCTGCTGACATTAGGTAAGGTACATTATTTGTGACGGGTTCGTCGGTGAATGCGGGAGCTAAACCTAAGTCGAATGATTCAAGAGGAACCAATGCTGCGTATGTTAATAACGGACTATCACCAACTACATAATCAGTATCGGGTGTTAACTCAATACTAGTTCCGTTTGATCCTACTGCTGCGGTAAATGTGTAATTTAAAATCGTATCAACAATATCACCTTCAATTCCTGTGAACAAATAATCATTCATCCTCTTATTATACTGAAGAATAATTACGTCTCCTGCCTCATTTGTTTCAGCACTCATAATTACGGGAGCTTCACCACGAAGTCTTACCGTGATCTCTATGCATGTATTATCTAATAGAGCGTCTGCTAATGTTCCCGTTGCATCGTATGTGTTGATTATAAGATCATCACCCGTCTTTTGCCAATCGGCTGTTGTACCAACCTTAAAACCTGAGATAACAACCTCTGTTAGTGTTAGGTCATAACTAACAAAGAAGTCGGTAATAGCATACTTACCTACGTTACTATACTCAAACGCTAAAGGAGTTGGTATAAAGTCACCATCACTTTGATTAAGTACTCTAGATATTGGAGCAGCAACTCCCGTTTGTGTTAGCAATGCTTTATAACTATATGACTTGAATGCGATGTCGTCCTGAGTAGCGAATGGATTTGATCCCGATGGATTATTAGCTGCACCGATAGCGAATAGCTGATCCTGAGATAATAGTACCGCAGGAAAGACTGCCATCACGGTATCCATTAGGTCACCTATGTTAACCACTTCACCCGTTGCATTTACTCTAGCCGACCGCCTCTCGGTCATATCTAAAGTTTCGGGATGTATCGCGAATTTCTTTGTTACGTCAATAGCTGTCATTGTATAAATGTTTTATCTTGCAAAGATAGTAATATTTTGTCAATATAAAAAGGGAGAAAGACTAAGCGATCTCCCTTTCGTTTTGTTGCTCAAAGAACTATTTCTTAGTCCCGCAACCTTTCTTGGCTCCTTTTTTCATGACGTATAGTTTTAAATGCGTAAATTTGTAGGCACAAATATAATCAAATTTATGGCAACGCCACCACAATCACAATTCAAACCCGATTATGACTACCTAAAGTATTGGCGTGCTATGCGCTATTACTTTAAGACGAAGTATAATATTAGTACCGAGGACTTGGATACACTACTCTTCTTATACACCGAGCGTTACTTCTCAAAGAGTAAGTTCAGGGAGTTCGCCCAAATATTATCATGGAACAAAGAGAGGTTCCAAAGGCTATTGGATGAGGGTTGGATAGATTGTATCCGTAAGAATACCTACTATGAGGTTGGACTATATAAAATCTCGGGCAAGGGTAGGGTGATGATCACATCACTCTACAATAAACTCAACGGTGATGAGCTACCAACATCTCCTGCCGCTAACCCTATGTTCAAGAAGCGCACAACCTATACCAATAAGGTATACCGACGTGAAATTAAGCGGATGAATGAGGAGACTCGAAGTAAGAAGTTTAGTGATCCCACTTAAGAGAAGTTTGGAGTTGGGAGTGAACTAAAGTGCGGAATTGGGAGATCGAAGTTTGGAGTTACTTATTTTTATTTAGTCTTAATTAACTTAGAAGGGATGTAACAAATATGGAATATATATGTTACAAATGTAACTATACCACCACCACAATATCACGTTCCTGACATATTGTAACCTGCTCGTCGTTAATGATCATTGTGTGGGTATTGTACTTATCGTAGTACACCTCATCACTATCTTTGATTGTTGTGACATCAGTTCCAACCTTAATGACAATACCTCTATCGTAGCGTAGCTCATGTTCTTTGTCGTTGGTTAGTAGTATGCCTGAGGATGTCTTGAGCTCCTCATTAATCTTTTTTAGTACTATATACTTTCCTATTGCTTTCATATTAGTTACTACTTAGTTAGTTACCGATCGGTTAATATGTGTTAATTCTTCTATTTTAATTGCGCTTTCAATAAACATCTTAAACTGATCCCACTCATGTTTTTCTATAGAGAAATCAAATTGAGTTGTTCCGTGTAATACCGTAAAATCAATACTTTCAGATTCATACTCTATAAGCATCTCTGCAATTCCAAATTGACCGTTTGCTGATTGTAACCTTAGTGTTAGCATTTTATTAGTATGTATTAGTGTTGTGTTTATTAAAGTAGTTTACTATATCTATCTCCTCCGATGACATCCTACTTGGTTTAGTATTCATCGTATCATATCGGATCATATAGAGTAGAGCTGCATAATTCATTAGATCAACTATACTATCATTTATACTCTCGTTCTTAGGCTCCTTACCCGCTAGTAAGTTTCCTAGGCGAGATACCTTGGTTGCTATTAGACTTAAGCACTGACGCTCGGGGGTTAGTTGACATTGAGCTGCTGAGGTCTTGAAGTTGGAGAGACGGTCTTCGTCTTGAGCATAATCATCTCCTTTGGTTGTGATGATGATCTTAAGCTCTTCGTATAATCTTCCTAGGATTTCGAGTTGTTCTTTTTTGTTCATTGGAGTTAAGTTTATATAAAGATTTGAATAAAACAAAGTGGCAAATCAATACAAATGTATTTAGTATTATCGAATCGAGTTCCCCATCCGATTGTGAACCCGATTTGGTTCGCGTAGTATATCTTTACTCTAGTTAGCTTCATACGATCTCGCCATTGTTACAATAGCATTAGTGCTTAGTAATGTTACAGCTACCGATACTGCATTCTGAAGGCTGCAACGCACCACCTTAAGAGGGTCAATGATTCCCATATCAATCATATCACCCCACCTATAGTTCTTGACATCATAGCCGTAACCCGTATCTAAAAGACTACGTGTATTGTCTAACGGAGCCATGTCGTTAATATTGAGTCCCGCATTAGCGATTATCTGAGTCATCGGAACTCTTAATGAGCTATACATAATTTGTTGAGCGACATAACTTTCTTTTGAGTACTCTATCATTGGTGTTGATCCGATAACATCATATAGTGCCTTACCTCCCCCTGCAACTATACCCTCCTCCAATGCGGAGCGAACGGCACACACGGCATCATCAACACGGTCATAAAGTTCTTTTTGCTCAAGGTCGGTGTTGCCACCTACCGAGATTACTGATATACCACCTTGCAGTGAGGCAATACGCTCCGATATAAAGTCTTTATCTGACTTCTTATTGGCGAGGTTATAAGCCTCCTTAAGTTGTAGTACACGAGCGTCAATCTCGGGTTGGTTCTCTGAGGACTGATCCTTAATAATTATTGTTGAGTCTTTGCCAACGATGACCTTTGATGCATGACCTAAGTCTAAGTGCGTGATAAGTGATAAGTCATCACCCGTCTTCTCAGAGAAGTACTTTGCGCCAACACTAAGTGCAATGTCTGACATTAGTTCATGTTGCCGATAGCCAAATGAAGGTGGTGCGATATTACACATCTTAAAGCCGTTCTTCACCACGTTCATTGCCAATGTTGTAATGACATTGTTATTACACGGGGATATAATAAGGAGCTTCTTATTATCCTTGATGATAGGTTTTAATACGTTCTCTAATTGTAGGATATTACTAATCTCGGTATCCGACACTAATATGTACGTGTCTTCAAATACACATTCATCACGCTTAAAGTCATTAATGAACATTGGTGAGGTATAACCCCTTCCAATCTTAATACCATTGGTATATGATGATGTTGTCTCGGTGGTTTGTGATTTCTCAATTGTCACTATACCATTCTTACCAACCTTCTTATAAGCATCCGCGATGATCTTCCCGATCTCACGGTCATTGTTAGCCGAGATTGTAGCTACATCAAGTAACATACCTTTACTCAACTTGCGTGAGGATCGTTTAAGATTCTCCACCACCGTATTTGTTATATCCACCATGTGGTTGAGAATGACGGTACGGTTAAGTTCGGGGGTGATCCTCTTTGTTCCTTCCAATACCAATGCCTCGGTTAGGACGATACTCGATGATGTGCCATCGCCAACCTCTGTTGCGGTCTTGTCAGCGGCTTGCTTCATTATCTTAACCGCGAGGTTCTCGATAGGATCAATGAGATCAATTGACTTAGCTACCGTTACCCCGTCCTTTGTGACGGTAATACCATGAGTGTGGTTCGGTGATTCAATGAGAACGGTGTTGCCTCTTGGACCGAGAGTGGACTTGACAGCATTACTGATCTTTGATATGCCACTGATGAGCTTTGATCGTCCTTCTTCACCGAACACTAAATCCTTTGGGGAGTATCCTAAATTGTCATTCATAGATTTTAATTTAAGTGGGACAAAGTTAAGTAAAAATTATGTAGGTACTAAATTATTTAGGAGAAATATTATTTAACACGTTGTTGAAATGAAATTAGACAATGTGGCAATTTGAAAATGTGACAATTTGAAAATTTGAAAATGAAACTATGAATCCCGAAAACTTTCGGGACGGTA